TTTTGCGCTGGCCTGGTCCGCTTCGTTCCAGTCCCCGAAGGTGCTGGGCGGCCGGGCGATCATGGCGTCGAGTTCCAGGCTCAGGAGCCGGGCCCGCAGGCGGATCGCGGCCCGTTCGCCCGCAACTCCGTTGTCCGCCGCGATCAGGACGTCCCGCACGCCCGGCGGCGGCGACCACCTCGACAGATTGCCGGCGGATAGCAGCGCCCATCCAGGTCGTCCGAAGCGTCGGATGGCTGAAAGGGTGGTGATCACCCCCTCCCCCACCACCATCCGGGAGCTGGTCGCCATTGTTAGGGGACATTAGAAACTAGAAGGGCGGGATACGGCGGGATTTGCCGGGACTGCCTGGGATGAACCCAAGCCCCATAAGGGTTCAGACCAAAAAAATTCGTCGGCGGTCGGCGGCGAGCGGTGTCTAACATGATGGTTGATTTAGACACCGCTCGACCACTTGATCCTAGAAAAAATTCGTCGGCGGTCGCGGCGGCTTTGAAGCCCTCAAAGCGTCCTTAGACGAAAGCGTGAGGGGCGTCAGAGGCCCCTTAAGCCCGGCGTGGCGGGGCGGGCGCGATCATTAGGGATCAGAGACGTGCCGGCGATGACGCCGCGCAACGCGGCGATGCGGTGTCGTCGGGTCGCATTCGTGCTCGGCGAAGTGGGACCAAGCGGTCCCAGTTTATCAAAAACCGGGTCAGGCCCGCCGCTGCTGGATAAGAGCGCCACAACCGTTCGTCCGGCAGGGGCCGGAAGTGGGACCAGTTTTCAGGCGTCGTTGGAGGCCGGCGACAGCGCCGCCAGAACCGCCGCTTCGTCTTCTGTGACCAGGCAACTGAGGGAGCCGCTTATGAAGATGCGGGTCGTGCCTTCCTCGGTCGCGGCGAAGGCCTGAACCCGCGCCGCGCGGATGTGGATCGGCAGACCTGTTTCGGGCTGGGTGAAGCGGACGAACGTCATCGCGTCTCGCAGAACCGTTTCAGGTCGCCCTCGACCAATGCCGTGCAGACAGAGGCATCAGCAGCAAGGCTGTTGCACAGAGGCGCGTCGGGGTCATGGGCCAAACACCAGGTCGCGACCGCCGAGCGGCCTGTGACGCCGCCACCGTTCCACTGATAGCGATAAAGCACGGGCTGCCCGGATGGAGCTATGACCCCAGCGAGTTGATAGTTTGCGAGGTCTGGGCCTTTGACGTTCACCAGCATTTCCCCCGACTTCCCGCTACCGATCGCATCGGCTTCAGCCTTGGCGATGGTGGACGCTGCGCAGTCAGGTGAGGCGTTCGGACATTCGAAGTCGATCACCAGGCGTCCATCGTCCGCGAGGGTCCGGTAAGCAACTGGAGGCGCGGCCGACGACGCCTCCGCAGCCGATTGCGTCGGCGTCTCGGCGGGGCCGCACCCAACCATGGCAAAGGCAAACATGATGGATGCGATCGTCGCGCGCATGGCGTGTCTCTAATAGATGTTGAAGCCGCCAAGGGCGCGGCCGAGGATGGCGAACTGTTCTAGGTCGTGGCCCTGTAAAACCTCGGGTTCATAGCGCGGGTTTTCCGAGATGACCTCGACGCCGTCAACGCCCAGGCGGCGCAGACGTTTGATGCGCAGTTCGTCGCCAAGCCGGAACGCGAAGACGCCCTCGCGAAGGCGGGTATCCCGAATATCGACGAGGACGCTGCTTTCGTCAGAAATCAGCGGCTCCATACTGTCACCTTCGGCCATGACGAATCGCAGGCCTTCGGCATTCGCCATGCCCATGATCTGAAGCATCTCCCGCGTCATCGGAACGACGCCGATCTGCTTTGCCAGGTCTGTGATCGAGCCTGCCCCAGCCGCCAGACGAACGTCGAGCAGCGGAATATCAACATAGCCGAACGGCCCCGAGTTTGGCTTGCCGTCTCCGGTCGTCAACCATTCCAAGCTCACGCCTAGCACCTTCGCGATCCGCGCAAGCTTGAATGCGCCTGGTTCGCTTCGGCCCTTCAGCAACTGATTGAACCCGCTCAGAGACATGTCCGCGCGCTTGGCCACCAGCGTCTGAGGCACTGCACCCATAGCCGAGCGGAGCCGATCCGCGAAATCGGAATACGGCCCTGCAATATCGTCATCAACCACGTTGACCGACTCCAAATACCGGATTACTGTCCGTTAAAACGTAGATACCTACGACGTAACGGATTTCGCTAATGCATTGCGAAGACATCAAGTCTGAACTCCGAAAGCGATATGGATCGCTCGCCTCCTTCTCGGAGCGCGTCGATCTTCCGCGCGGGCTTGTCAGCGATACCTTGCGAGGCCGCCGTTCCTCCCGTGCTGAAGCTGCGATCGCCGCCGCTCTGAATTTGCCGATCCATAAGGTCTTCCCGAAGCACTACGGCTTCAATGATTCGTCCCTGAAAGCGGACAATAGTCCGCTACAGCGTAGATCGCACCGTCTAACTGCGGAGGCGCGCTAGACATGGCGCGCGGTGACGAAACGCCCACGACGGCCCAGGCCGCCGTGATGATCGACCCGCCAGCCGTTCGTTCGGTGGTTCGGGTCAAGATCGCCCAGATCGACGCCAGTGAGCGCCTGCGAGAGATCAGCGAAGCCCACGCCCAAGTGATCGCCGCATCCATGCTTGAGCATGAGAAGGCCGGTGGTCGTCGCCAGCTTCAGGCCGTCGAACTGGTCCAGCGAGGCGATGGCTATCGGCTGGTCTATGGCGCGCACCGTCTTCGCGCCCACCAGATCAACGGCTGGGAAGAGATCGACGCCGAGATCGTGACGCTGACCGACGCGGGTCTGCGGCTGCGCGAGATCGACGAAAACCTGATCCGCCACGAGCTGACAGCGTTGGATCGGGCGCGGTTCCTGTCGGAACGGAAGCGCCTCTATGAAGCCCTCAACCCGGCCTCAAAACACGGTGGTGATCGTCGTTCTGATCAAGTGGCCAACATGGCCGTTTGGTCTTTCAGCGCCGACATCGCGGAAAAGACCGGCATGTCTGACCGCACAGTCAGACGCGCCGTGGCGCTGATCGAGAACCTTTCCCCCGCTGCCATTACCCGCCTCCGTGACACGCCACTGGCGTCGAACCAGGCCGCCCTAGAGGCCCTGGCGAAGCAACCGCACGAGCGGCAGTTGGCGGCGCTGGACCAGTTGTTCGCGGCCGAGAACCCGGCCCCCTCGGTCAATGCCGCCTTTGACCGCCTGGACGGCAAGGTCGTGAAGCCGGCCGCTGAGCTGAAGGTGTCGAAGCTGATCGACCAATGGGGGCGCATGGGCGCCAAGGAGCGCGGGGAGTTTCTGGCCTTCCTCGCCGCTGCCGACCTGCCGAAGGGCTGGACTGTGGAGAAGGGCCAATGAGCGCCGCACCCACCCGCGCCCATAGCTTGGGCGTGAAGCCTGCGCAGATGCGCCGTGGCAGCGTCAGCCGGATCAAAAAGGCCAAGGCCTCCCTGGTCGAGGTGATCGGCATCTGGGCCGACATCGACGAGGGGATGGTGGGCGAGGTCGAAAGCATGATCTCGCGCCTCGACGGCCTGAACGACAGCCTCGACGCCAGCGTCGAGCTGCTGCGCGAGGAATGGCCCGAATGATCCTCGCCATCTTCCACACGATCATCCTGCGCCTGACGGGCAAGGAGCGCCTGCTTTGACCGACGCCATCTCGATCCCGCGCGGCGGTATCGCCGTGCTGAACAACCTGCTGGCCCAGCGCTCGGCCTGGCATGGCTGGGAAGCCGGCCATCCGGCGCAGTCGCCCGAGGCGCAGGACGCCTTCACCGAGCGCGCGCGGGCCATCACCACCATGCGTGAGATCGGCCTGATCGACGAGAACGGCATGCTGACCGAGGCCGGCCGCATGACCGCTGAAGTCTGGAACGGGCGACATGCCTAAGCACCAACGCAAACGCCACCGCGAAGACCCGCGCCAGATGGCCCTCTCGTTCGATGCTCCGCCCCGCGTGACGCCGACCGAAGGGCTGCTGGCCGGCCTGGACATCTACGTCGCCGGTCTGGTTTCGCGGATCGTCCAGGACGACGCCCGCTCGCAGGCCGAAGTCGCCGCCGCAATCTCGGCGGTGCTGGGCGACGATGTCTCGGTCGATATGCTCTACGCCTATGCCGCCCCGGCGAAGACCAGCCACAACATATCGGTGGCGCGGTTCCTGGCGCTGATCGTCGCCACCAAACGCTCGGACGCTCTGGACGCCCTGGTCACCCGCATCGGCTGTCGGGTGCTGGAAGGCGAAGAGTTCGTGCTGGCCCAGCTCGGACACGTCCAAGCCGAGATGCGGCGCCTGCGCGCGATCGAGCGCGACCTGGTCGGCAAGGCCCAACCCTTCGAAGGGCGCACGGCATGAACGCGGTGTGGTGGACGGCGCAGGAACTGGCGATGCAGACCCTTCCGGGCCTGCCTTCGACCAAGCGCAAGATCAACGAGATGGCGGCGCAGCAGGGTTGGGCCGAGCGGACCAACGCGACCGGCGTTCGGCTGGCCCGTCCCCGCAAGGGACGCGGCGGCGGCCTGGAATATCACTATACCGTCTTGCCGGTTCCGGCCGTGGCGGCGCTGGCGGCGCGGGGCCTGGTGATGAATCAGGGCGCGCAGGCCGTCGTCGTTCCGGCCTCCGAAGCCTGGGCGGCGTTCGATGCCCTGCCTGACGACAAGAAGGCCAAGGCGCGGTTCCGCCTGGACGTGCTGCGGGAGATCGAAGCGCTGCGGACGGCGGGCGCCTCGGCGACGGGCGCCGTCGCCCATGTCGTTGCGCTGCACAAGGCGAAGGCCAGAGCCGGCGAAGGTGCGCAACACGACTTCAGCGCCGCCACGGTGGCCAACTGGAAGAAGGCCGTGCGCGGTCTGGCCAAGGGCGACTGGTTGCCCGCGCTGGCCCCACGCCACCAAGGCCGCACGGCGACGGCGGACTGCGATCCGAACGCCTGGGAGTTCCTGAAAGGCGACTACCTGCGCCTGTCAGCCCCGACCTTCGAGAGCTGCATGGAGCGGCTGTCGGACACGGCGGCGATGAACGGCTGGTCGATCCCGTCGCCGAAGACCCTGGCGCGCCGACTGGAAAAGGAAATCCCCGAGCCGGTGCGGGTGCTGGCCCGCGACGGCCTTGAAAAGCTGGAGCGCATGTTCCCGCCGATCATCCGGGATCGCAGCGAGTTCCACGCTCTTCAGGCCGTCAACGCCGACGGTCACCGCTGGGACGTGTTTGTTTCCTTCCCAGACAAACCGAAGCCGATGCGCCCGCTCATGCTGGCGATCCAAGACCTCTATTCGGGCAAAATCCTCGCCTGGCGCATCGCCGAAAACGAGGGCGCGGACACGGTCAGTCTGGCCTTCGGCGACCTGTTCCGCGACCACGGCGTCCCCGATCTGGTCTGGCTGGACAACGGCCGGGGCTTTGCTTCGAAGTGGATCACTGGCGGCACCCGCACCCGGTTCCGGTTCAAGGTGAAGCCTTCCGATCCGGTCGGCGTCCTGACGGCGGCGGGCTGCGACGTGCGCTTCACACGACCCTATTCGGGTCGTTCGAAGCCCATCGAACGGGCCTTCCGCGACCTTTGCGAACACGGCGCCAAGCACCCCGAGTTCCAGGGTGCCTACACCGGCAACAGCCCCATGGCGAAGCCCGAGGACTATGCCAGCCGCGCCGTGCCGCTGGACGTGTTCACGGCCGTGGTCAACGACGTGATCCGCCGCCACAACGCCCGCGTCGGTCGTCGGACGCGCGTCTGCCGGGGCGTCCTGTCGTTCGACCAGGCCTATCAGGCGTCGATCGCGACGGCGGTCATCACCCGCCCCACCGAGGCCCAGCTCCGCATGTGCCTGCTGGCGCATGAGAGCGTGACGGCCGACCGCCTGACCGGCGCGGTCAACCTGTTCGGCAATCGCTACTGGTCCGAGTTCCTGAGCGAGCATCGCGGCGAAAAGGTCGTGGTCCGCTTCGATCCCGACCGCCTGCATCAAGAGCCGGCGCACGTCTATTCGATGGGCGGCAACTACCTAGGCGCGGCGGAAATGCAGGAGGCGTCAGGCTTCTCCGACGCGACAGCCGCGCGTGAACACGGTCGGGTCAAGGCGGCCTGGCTGCGCTCGCAAAAGGACATGCTAGCGCTGGAGCGCCGGCTGTCGGCGGCTGATGTGGCGAACCTGTTGCCCGATGTCGCCGAGGACGAGGACTTCACGCCCGAGCCGACCCGCGTCGTGCGGATGCTCGGCGGCCTGGCTGCGGCGCCGGTGGCGGCCCCGGTCGAGGCGTCGGCCCAGATCATGGATCGGTATGCGGAAGCCCTGGCGCGACAGCGCCCGGATCATCTGCGGCTGATCGAATGAAGACGGCCCGGCGGGGCTGCAACCCCGGCCGGGCCTGAACCCCGAGAACCAAAAAACCCGAGAGAACTGAGGAACCCTATCATGTCACCCAATCTAGGCAAAACCACCTTCACCGACGCTGAGATGACGAAGCTGCGTCAGGACGTTGCGGCCTATATCGAGCGCAACGGCATGACCAAGCGCCAGTTCGCCGCCGACGCTGATGTGGCTGAAGGCACGTTCGGCCCCTGGCTGAACGGTCAGTATGCCGGGAACAACGACACGGTCGCGGCGAAGGTCCACCGCCTGATCGTCAGCCGTGAAGAACAAGCCCGCCTGGTGGCCACCGTGCCGGAAGCCCCGTCGTGGCAGCAGACCAAGACGGCCGTCAAAATCCTGACCGTCCTGGAGCATTGCCAGGTGTTCGGCGACATGGGCGTCCTCGGCATGGGGCCGGGCCTCGGCAAGACCCACACCATCGCGCAGTTCAAGGCGACGCGTCCGCGTGTCTGGACGGCCGCAATGTCGCCCAGCAGCCGGGGCGTCCCCAACGCCCTGGTCGCCATGCTTGAAGCCATGGGCGAAGACGAGGCCAAGGGAACGCCCCAGGCTCTGTCGCGCCGGGTTCAGAAGAAGGCTGGGCCGGGCGGCCTGATCGTGATCGACGAAGCCCAGCACCTGTCGCAACAGGCGGTGGACGAGTTCCGGTCGATCCATGACCGCACCGGCGTCGGCCTCGTCTTCTCGGGCGACGAGAGCGTGTTCCAACTGTTCGACGGGACGCGGAAAGCCGCCTTTGCGCAGTTCCATTCCCGGATCGGCATTCGCCACCGCCAGTCGCGGCCCTATGCCGACGACGCCGAAATCCTGGCCATCGCCCACGGCGTGACGGACGGTCCGTCGATCAAGCTGCTGCGGGACATGGCGCAGAAGCCTGGCGCCCTGCGCGGCGTCACCAAGACGCTGCTGCTGGCGCGTCGCATGGCGTCGATGACCGACACGCCGATGTCGCCCGCCGTCATCCGTGAAGCCTGGGCGCAGCGCGCCCCGGACATGGCCGCGTGAGGGCCGGGGCGATGGTCGTGCAAGGCCTGCATCCCCTCGACGCCGTGCTTGCCGAGATCGGCACCCTGGTTCGCCGGGGCCGTCACGGCTCGATGGACGAAACCGAGTGCAACACCCGCATCGAGCGCATCCGTCAGGCCGTCGTTCATGCCGACATCGACCAAGACGGACGCATCCGTGACCGCCTCGATGTGCTGGCGCGGACGCTCGATGACGGTTCGCTGACCCGCGATTGGTTCGACACCATCACCAAGTCGATCCGCGATCGCGTGGCCCGCGCCCGCGACAGCCTGACACCCGATCCCGGCCGCCTCGGCGAGAACACGGCGGGCCGCCGCTACGGCGGTCTGACCGTTTTCGACGGAGGCCGTTGCGATACCCCTGACACCCACCAAAGGAGCCTGTGATGGCCAACCAAGCCTCAAACGCCTATGCCCCGCCCAACGCCCAGGAGGTCAACGGCAAGACCTTCATCCCCGACGCCAAGGGCGCCCTGACGCCCATCGAGACGGTCAAGCCGACCGATCTGCTGATGGACGAGACGGTGCGCCGCGTGATGGGCCATGCGGGCGAGCTGCACGACCAGATCGCGCGCTTCAAACGCCACACCCTGGACGACTTCGCGGGCCTGCTGGCGCTGTTCGATCAGGAATATGGCGTCAAGCGCGGCGGGAGCAAAGGCAACGTCAGCCTGACTACATTCGACAAGACATTGAAGGTGGTGCTGGCCATCGCCGACCAGATCACGTTCGGCCCCGAACTTCAGTCCGCGAAGTCGCTGGTCGATGAATGCCTGGTCGAATGGTCGATCGACAGCCGGCCCGAGCTTCAGGCCATCGTCCAGCGGGCCTTCAACACCGACAAAGAAGGCCTGGTGAACCGCGCCGAGCTGTTCGGCCTGCTGCGTCTGGAGATCGCCGACGACCGCTGGCAGCGGGCCATGAAGGCGATCAAGGAAAGCATCCGGGTCGAAGGCACGAAGGAATACGTGCGCTTCTACCGCCGCCCCCACGCCCGCGCGGCCTGGTCGCCGGTGACGATCGATGTGGCCTCGGCTTCGATCATCGACGCGGTGGCGGCATGAGTCCGGCGCAGTTGGATCATCCGGTCGTCGCAGAGCCGCATGACGGCGTGGTCTGGAAGGTTCTCGCCGAGGTCGCGGCCGAGCGGCAGAACCAGGTCGCTCAGGGTCATTCGCTGACCTTGGACGACGGCTATATCGACAGGGAGCTGGCGCGCGCGTCGGGGGCCTACGCCCTCAACGCGGCGGCCCAGACAGCCGGATCGCTGTATTGGCCCTGGCCCGGTCACACCTGGCAGCCTGCCGACGCCCGGCGCGACCTGGTCCGCTCTGCGGCCCTGGCCATCGCCGAGATCGAACGCCTGGACCGCGCCCAAGCCGTGGAGACGCTGGCATGCCCCTGACGGCCGATACCCTGCTGCTGATCAGGACCAACGCCCTGATGCACACCCGGCGCGAAGTCCTCGCCGACTTCGAAGCCGACACCGTGCGCGAGGCCCACGACCGCGTCGTCTATGGCCATGGCGTCCTGACCGACGACGAACGTCGCGTGATCGAGGATGCAATGGCGGCCATGATCCATGCGCCGCGCCAAGACCTGACCGACGCGGGGCTGGCGGCATGACCCGCGCGAAGGTTCAGCCCGTGCCGGCATCCGTCCAGGCGGCGTTCGACCGCTTCTGGGCGGCCTATCCGCCGCGCGCGGACAACCCCAAGAAGCCCGCCCTGAAGGTCTTCGCCGACCTGGTGGCGGGCGGTGCAGATGCGGAGGCGCTGGTCCGTGCGGCCGGCACCTTCGCGGCGCATGTGAAGTCCCAGGGCTTCGACCCCAAGTTCACGCCCCACGCCCGCACCTGGCTGGCCCAAGAGCGTTTCGAGGAATGGGCGACGGATGCTCTGGTCTCGGCCCCGGCGACGGGACCAAGCCCTGATCACCCGTTGGCGGCCCTGCATGGCCGGATCGGCGACGCCGCCTGGGCGTCCTACATCGCGCCCCTGGTCATCACCGTGTCGTTCCCCGGCGCCCGCGTCGAGGCCCGGACGCGGTTCGCCCTGGACCGGGTGCGCCAGTCCTGGGGCCGCGACATCGAGACGGTGCTGGGTCGCGTGTTGTGGGCGGTGCGGCCATGAAGCTGAGCGCCGATCATCCCCTGGACAGCATCGAACTGGCCTGGGCGCGCGAGCGGCGCGCGAACCGGCATCCGATGCTTGTCATCGTGTCGCAGTCGGGCCGGCCGGAAGCGGAATGGACCGATGCCATGCGCACCGGCGAGGCGGCTTTTGCGCCCAACGCTGTCATCGAGGAACGCTACGCCTTGGTGCGCGAGGCCCTGAAGATCGGCCTTTCGATGGAGCTGATGTCCATCGCCGTCAGGGCGCCGCGCGCTTGGTGCGCCGAGGCCGGACGCCGAGCCATGGCTTGGCGCGAAGATCATTCACAAACAGGACGCATCTGATGGTCGCCTACTCATTCAAGTCGGGCTTCATCCCCGACATCCAATCGGGCCTGAAATGCCAGACGATACGGCTGCCACGGAAGCGCCACGCCCGACGCCTCGACGCACTTCAGTTCTTCACAGGGCCGCGCATGGCGCCAGTGCGGATAGGGTCGGCAACCTGTGTCGCCAATCGGGATGTTCGCCTCGACTTCGACGCAGATAGGGTCACCCTTGACGACTTCGAAGTCATCGAAGGTGACGAGGCGCTGAACGCCTTTGCTGTTCGCGACGGCTTCCGAGTTCCTGAACGCTTGGCCTCGTTGAGCGAGATGCCGCCGTGGGAATACATGACCCGCTGGTGGCGCATGACCCATCCCGACAGCCCCGTGTTTCGTGGCGTTCTTATCGACTGGGGCCTGACCTTCGAGGCGGTCAAATGACTACCCGCAAGCGCCGGAAGGCGACCCCTCGCGTCCAATGCCGTCGCGTTCCGTGGGCCGATCCCTATCCTGAAATCTTCCGCCTCGGCACGGCGGCCGGCCTGACCCCACCGTCCAATGTTCTGATCCGTTCAGGATCGCGGACGATCAGCTTCGTCGCCGACTTCACCAACGGTGACGGAATGCCCGTGCGCGCCACCGTCCGCATCGATCGTTCAACGCTGGCGGTCCTAGACGAGAACATGGCCGCTCGCTTCGTGATGAAGGCGAAGGCCGCATGAGCCAGCGCGCCGCCATCGCCAAGGTGAAGATCGCCGCCAAGGAACTGTGCCTGGACGACGACACCTATCGCGCCATGCTGACCCGGATCACGGGCCGGTCGTCGGCCGCGCATTGCAACGAGGCCCAGCTCGGCCTCGTCCTGGACGAGATGAAGGCCAAGGGTTGGAAGCCCCGTGTCGTCCAAGGCGGCCGGGAGGGTCCGCGCGCCAAGGCCCAGCCGGCGCAATCGCCCATGGCGCGCAAGGCGCGGGCCATGTGGATTTCCCTTCACCAGCTCGGCGCGGTTCGCGATCCCCGCGAGAGCGCCCTGGAAGCCTTCGGCCGTCGCCAGCTCGGCGTCGATAAGCTGGTCTGGGCCGACGAAGGCCAGGCCTATCGCCTGATCGAGGCGCTGAAGGCGATGGCCGATCGCGCCGGCTGGTCGCAAGACCTGTCGCTGATCCCGGCTGCGCAGCATGTCGCCGTGCTGAAGGCCCGGCTTCAGGCCGCGATCGACACGCGAGCCGCCGAGTGATGGCGACCGGCCTGTTCGAATGGGAAGCGGTGCGGACGGCCCTGGCCGCCGTCGCCCATGCCCATGCGCGACAGGCCCAAGCCCAGCGCCGCGCGCTGTTCGCCCCTCATGGCGTCAAACGCCAGCGTGAGGCCGATCTGAAGGCCGCCGTCGCCGAGACCCTAAGCGCCGAGCTGGCGCTGACCGCCGCCCGCCGTGAGGCCGGGGCATGACCATGGCCGAACCGACCTGGTCCGACTGGCCCGAGCTGCTTCAGCAGGTGGCGGAATGCTGCGGAGCCGGCGTCGCCCTGCGCCTGGCCCGAACCTATGGCGGGCGCGAGATCTACATCCCCACGGCGCAGTCGATCGACGAGGGCCACCATCTGGCGATTTCGCTGGGTCTGGCCTCGGCTCGCCAACTGGCGGACGCCTTGCGGGTCGGAAAACTGATCGTGCCTATGGGGCCGACATCCTCGCCGAAACGCCGTGCGGCTGCTATCCGACGCATGAAGTCGGAAGGCGCCACCAACGCTGCCATTGCGAAAACGCTTGGCATCCACCTACGGACTGTGGAAGTTCGCCACCAGCGCGATCGCGAGCGCGGCCTGACCGCCCGCGAGGACGACACCCCCGACCTTTTCGACCGCTGACCCCGAAACCTTTCGGGGTGGGTTGAGACCTGCCGATCTGGCCCTTGTTGCCTTGCGTCCGCGCAGGGCGGCGCGTCAGCAGGGCTTCAGCTTTTCACATGACACAGGGCCAGACGACCCGCCGCCCGACGCGTGGCGTTCGCAACAACAATCCGGGCAACATCGACCGGGTCAAAGGGACCAACTGGCAGGGCGCTGCGAAAGAGCAGACCGACTCCCGCTTCGTTACCTTCATCTCGGCCGAGATGGGTATCCGCGCCCTGGTCCGAACGCTGCTGACCTACTTCAAGCAGCACAGGCTCGCGAGCGTTCGCGGCATCATCAATCGGTGGGCGCCTCCGGTCGAGAACAACACGGCGGCCTATATCGACGCCGTCTGCCGCGACATCGGCCGTAGCCTCGGCCGCACCATCAACGCCGACGAACGACTGGACATCGACAGCATCGCCGTCATGCGCCCGCTGGTCGTGGCCATCATCGCCCATGAGAACGCCGGCTATGCCTATCCGGCCGGAGTGATCGACGAGGGGCTGCGGCTCGCCGGCATCGCCGACGTGAAGCCGCGCCCGCTGCTGAAGACGGGCGAAATCCAGGGCATCCTCGCCGCCGCGCCTCTGGTCGCCGTGTCCAGCGCCGAGGTCGTGGACACCTTGGGCAAGGCCCGCGATCAACTGGCCCCCGCCTCCGGCATGCACCCGGCGATCCAGACCTTGATCGTGCTGCTGTCGCTGGCGGGCTGCATCGTTGTCATCTGGTCGCGGTTCGCCCGCCAACGAAAGACCCTGTCGTGAAGCGCGGGGCGGCCTTGGGCTGGATCGTCGTCAGTCTTCTGGCGATCGTGGTCGCGGCGATCCCGTTCCTTGCTGTCGTCTTCCTGGGCGTGGCGTGGGGCATCATCGTCTTCGCCGTCGCCGCCTTCGGTCTGGCCTGGCTGGGCGGTCAGCTCGGCATGAACGGCGGCGCTGACGTGGCGATCGGCGGCGGGATCGCCCTGGTCGTCGGCGGTGTCGTGGGCCTGATCGTCCGTCTGGCGATGTGGGTGCTGTCGTGAACCTGGGCCGCCTGCCTGACCTAATGCCTTCGCGCCTTACGGTCGCGGCGGTGATCGGGTGCATCGTCTTCATCCCTCTGGCCATGTGGGCGAGCTGGACGGCTGGCGTCGCCGAGCATGGGCGTGTGGCGGCCCAGAAGACGGCCGACGCCTACCATCTCGCTATCACCGCCCCGACCACCGGCTACATCGCCCGGCTGGCGACCTGCAAAGCCTCCCTGTCAGGAACTGAAGGTTCGCTGCGGCTCCAGAACACGGCCGTCGAAAAGCTGCGCCAGGCCGCCGCCGCTGACGCCGCCCGCGCTGACCGCCTGGTCCACGCCGCCCAGCTTCAGGCCAGCGCCGCCGAGCGCCGCTCCCAAGCTGTCCTTCAGTCCCAACCCCGCGACGGCGAAGGCCGGTGCGAGGCTGCTTTCCGCCTGCATCAAGAGACCGTTGAATGATCCGTCGAGCGTCGCTTCTCTTGTGCTGCCTGGTCGCCGCCTGCGCCTCGGCGCCACCGCCTGAACCCGTCGTCAGGACGGTCGAGGTCGCGGTTCCCATCGCCACCCCTTGCCGCGTGTCGGTCGGCCCCGCGCCGACCTATGCCGATTCCGCCGACGCCCTGCGCCAGGCGGCCGACATCTTCGACGCCATGAAGCTGCGCGCGGCCGGTCGGGCGCAGCGCCAGGCGCGCGAGGCTGTGTTGCAAGCCGCCTTGGACGGCTGCGCCGGGGAGGTCCGCCCGTGACCTTCGCCGAAGTCATGACGCTGGTGGCGGTAGGGCTGTCAGCCCTCAACGCTGTCGTCCTGCTGAAGACCTATCACCGGGCCGGGCAATGGCGCGAGAGCGAGGACGCTAAGGCGATCCTGGCGCGCCTGACCCAGGTCGAGAACGACATCACCGGGTTCAAGGCCCGCTTCGAAAACGTCGCCACCAAGGCCGACGTGGCCCGGCTGACGGCTGAGGTGAACGGCCTGGAACAACTGGTCAAAAACACGGATGCGGGCGTGATCCGCATCGAGCAACTTCTGATGCGAGGCACGAAATGAGCTACAAGGAACAGGTCACCGCCGACCGCCGTCTGTCGATCCTGGAACTGCTGATGCAGGATGGCGGCATGGGCAACGAGCGGGTGCTGGAAACCGGGCTGACTAGCCTGGGCCACCGCGTCGGCGTCGATCGCGCCTATGTGCGCGAGCAGATGAAGTTCCTGGAAACGGCGGGCTGCGTCACCATCGACCTGTTCCGCGACACGGTCATGGTCGCCTCGATCACCGAGCGCGGCGCCAAGGTGTCTAAGGGCTTCATCACAGTGGACGGCGTGACCCAGCCCACGCCGGGCGGCTGAACCATGGCGCGCTCCCCCAGGCGTATCCCGTCCTCGATCGACAAGCTGCCGACCGAGGTCCGCGAGCTGATCGGTCAGTTGCGCGAACAGGGCGTGACGATCGACGACATCCTGGCCAAGCTGCACGAGCTGGGCGCGGACGTGTCACGTTCGGCGCTGGGCCGTCACATCAAGGGCCTGGCGGAAGTCGGCGAGCAGTTGCGCCGATCGCGCGAAATCGCCGTCGCCCTGGTCTCGCGCTTCGGCGAAGACCCTGACAACCGCGTCGCCCGCCTCAACATCGAACTGATGCACGGCCTGGTCATGCAGGCGATCACCGCGACGGCCGAAGGTCAGGACGGTGAACCGGGCGGGCCTGTGACCTTCGGACCCGAGGACACCATGTTCCTTGCCCGGTCGCTGCAATCGCTGGCCAGCGCCCAGAAGATCGACACCGACCGGCTGCTGAAGGTGCGGGTCGAGGTCGCCAAGGAGGCCGCCAAGGCCGTCGAAACCGTGGGCAAGGCCAAGGGCCTGACCAAGGAAACCATGGACGCGATCAAACACGCGGTCCTCGGCATCGCCTGATGGTCATCCGGCCGACACCCAAGCCCGACGCCGATCAAAAGGCCTGGGAGCGCGAAGCCGCCGAGGCTGCGTTCGCGCGCCTGCCCAAGGGCGACCTGCTGCTGCGCTACCAGGCGTCGGCGCTGGAGCTGCTGATGACCGGCGTCTCGCTGGTCGCGATCGAGAAGAGCCGGCGCATCGGCCTGACCTGGGCGCTGGCGGCCTATGCCGTGCTGAAGGCCGCCGCCCAGGGTTCGGCCGGAGGGATGAACGCCTGGTATATGGGCTATGATCAGGAGATGGCGCGCGAGTTCATCGACGTGTGCGTCATGTGGGCGCGGGCATTCGGCATCGCGGCCGAGGACGCCGACGAGGAAATCCTGGAAGGCGACGGCGAGAAGGTCCAAGCCTTTCGCCTGAAGTTCGCCTCGGGCTTCAAGATCGTGGCGCTGCCGTCCGTGCCGCGCGCCCTGCGCGGTAAACAGGGCCTGGTCATCATCGACGAGGCCGCCTTCCACAAAGACCTGGCTGAAGTCCTGAAAGCCGCCGTCGCCCTGTTGATGTGGGGCGGTCAGGTGGTGGTGGTCTCGACCCACGACGGATCGGCGAACCCGTTCAACCTGCTGCTGGACGACATCCGCGCCAAGAAGCGCAAGGGTGCGGTCCAGACGATCACGTTCGACGATGCGATTGCGGACGGCCTCTATGAGCGCGTTCGCCTGTCGGCCGAGATCAAGGGCCGCCAGATCGGGTCGAAGGAAGAGTGGATCGCCGACATCCGCGACACCTATGGCGACGACGCGGCCGAGGAACTGGACTGTATCCCGGCCGCTGGTTCGGGGTCGTGGCTCGACCCGGTCAAGCTCTCGACCTGCGAACACGCCGACGCTGGCAAGCCTGAACTCTACACGGGCGGCCTGGTCTATCTGGGCCGCGACGTGGCGCGCCGCCGCGACCTGTCCGTCATCCATGCCTTCGAGCTGGTGGGCGACGTGCTGTGGATGCGTGATCGCTGGGTCGCGCGGGCCGCCACCTTCCGCGCCCAGGACGACGCCTTCGACGCGATCTGGAAGACGCGCCGCATCGCCTCGGCCTGGATTGATCAGACCGGCATGGGGGAAAAGGTCGTCGAAGACCTTCAGCTTAAATACGGCGAGACCCGCATCGTCGGTCAGTTGCTGACCGGCCCCAACCGCCTGGACCTCGCGAGCGCCTTCAAGGATCGCGTCGAAAACTGCGCCATCCGCATCCCCTCGCTGGTCGATCTGCGCACCGACTATCGGGCGATCAAGAAGGAAGGCGGCGTCGGCGGCGCAGTTCGGATCGTCGATGACGGCGATGTCCACGCCGACGAGTTCTGGGCCACGGCCCTGGCCTGCCGCGCCGCCGACACGCCTTACCAGCCTTACGACTATCGCGGCGCCAGCCGATCCGGGCCGCGCCCCGGCGACCGCCAGTCCGACCATGTCAGCCGCTCGCGTTACGGCGGCCGAAGGATTCACTGATGACCGACCTCGTCCAACCTGGCCTTTCGAAGTCTGGCCTGATCGACCTCTATGGCCGCCCTCTGAACGTCGCCTCGGCAGCGACGAAGGCCGAGATCGCCGAGGTGGTGGCCCGGCCGACGACGACCGGCGTCCGCCAGGCCTGGAACAACACCACGGTCGCGGCCGGCCTGACGCCTGGACGGCTGGCGTCGATGCTTCAGCGCGCGGCCGATGGCGACGCCCACGACTATCTGACCCTCGCCGAGGAGATGGAGGAACGCGACTGGCACTATGCGTCCGAGCTGGGCAAGCGGAAGCTGGCGGTCATGGGCCTGGACCGCAACGTCAAGGCGGCCTCAGACGACCCTCGCGACATCGAGATCGCCGAGGCCGTCAGGACCGAGATCATTGAAGACGAGGCCTTCGAAGACCTGTGCGCCGGCGCGCTCGATGCCCTGGGCAAAGGCTATGCCGTCGTCGAAATCGGCTGGTCCACCGGCAAGCGCTGGGTTCCGAACCAATACGCCTGGCGCGATCCGCGCTGGTTCCAGTGGGACCGCGAGACCGGGCATTCCCTGAGGATGCTGGACACGGCCGACATGGCCAACGGCGTCGAGCTGCGCCCCTTCAAGTTCGCGGTCCACCGTCCCAACCTGAAGATGGGTCTGCCCGTGCGCGGCGGCCTGGCGCGCCTGGCGGCTTGGGCCTTCCTGTTCAAGTTCTACGGCGTGAAGGATTGGGCCACCTTCGCCGAGAGCTATGGCCAGCCGCTTCGCCTGGGCAAATACGACGCCAGCGCCACGCCAAAGGACGTGGACATCCTGTTCAACGCCGTCTCCATGATCGGCACCGACTGCGCCGCCGTGATCCCCAAGGCCATGGAGATCCAGTTCGTGAAGGCCGAGGGCGGCACCGGATCAGGCGCCGACCTCTATCAGAAGTTCGCTGAGTTCCTAGACAAGCAGGTGTCCAAGGCCGTCGTCGGTCAAGACGGCACGTCATCGATGCAGTCGGGCGGCGGCTACGCCCAGGCCAAGGTTCTGGACGGGGTCAGGGGCGACATCTGCGAGACCGACGCCAAGCAGCTCGCTCGCACGATCCGCCGCGACGTGATCGAACCCTTCGTCCTGTTCAACTACGGCCCAGACGCGGCCATCCCCGGCCTGCGCCTGGAAACACCCGAGACCGAAGACCTGAAGGCGCTGTCGGAAGCCCTGGCGCCGATGATCGATCGCGGCCTGAAGGTGAAGTCCAGTCAGCTCCGCGAGAAGTTCGGCCTGGAGACGCCTGAAGGCGATGACGAGGTTCTTGGCCCGCCGACCAAGGCGACCACCACGACCCCCGTCGAGGCGGCCGTGTCGGACGACAAGGCCCAGAACCGGCGTCAGGCCCACGCGGCGAACCGCGCCCAGGACGACGACGGCAAGCCGGCCGACCGGATGGAAGAGCTGGCGGCCGAGGCCATGGCCGGCTGGACCGAAGACCTGGATCCGATGATCGAGCCGTTCGAACGGCTGGCGAAGACGGCGAACAGCTATGCTGAGTTCGAAGCCGGCATCGCCGACGCCGTCGCCGGCATGGACGCCTCGGTCCTGGCGCGCACCCTGGGCGCTGCCTTCTTCAAAGCCCGCGCCCATGGCGATGTGCATGACGATCCCGAGGACTGATCAGGGTGGCGGGCTTTTCCTTCAGCGCTGAACCGCCGTCTGAGGTCAGCGCCTACTTCCGTCAGAAGGGAGACCGGCCGGCCTTCCGTTGGTCTGAGGTCTGGGGCGAGGAACACGCCTATGCCTTCACCGTCGCCAAGGCCACGTCGGCCGACGTGCTGGGCGCGATCCGCGAAAGCCTTCAGACTGCAATCGACAAGGGCGTCCCCTATGACCAGTGGGCGCGCGACCTGAAGCCATTGCTTCAGGCCAAGGGCTGGTGGGGTGAAGCCGTCGAGATGGCCGACCCCGCGACCGGCGAGGTTAAGCCGCGCGAGCTGGGGACGCCGCGCCGGCTGCGGATCATCTATGACGCCAATCTGCGCAGCGCGCGGGCGGCCGGTCAGTGGGAGCGGGGCCAGCGGACCAAGGCCGTGCTGCCCTTCTACCTCTACCAGCTCGGCCCCAGCGAACGCCACCGGCCCGAACACGTCGCCAAGGAAGGAGTGGTCAGGCCCGTTGACGATCCCTTCTGGACGGCCTGGTTCCCGCCCAACGGCTGGGGCTGCAAATGCTGGCTGCGCCAGATCACTAAGGCCGAGGCGACCAGGCGCGGCGTGACGCCGCCGTTCGACGTGCCTAATCGCACCTTCAGCCGCGCCCTGGACGATGGATCGACCGAGCGCGTCACGGTTCCCCAGGGCATCGACCCAGGCTGGCAGACCAACCCCGGCCTGAACCGGGCCAAGACCTTGATGACCAACATGGCCGACCGGCTGATCGCCTCTGGCGAATCGGCCGCGCGCGCCCTGATGACGGACTTCTGGAAAGGCTCGACGCCCGAGGCCTTCACCCATCTGCCGGCCCGCACCTTCGCCCCGGCTGCCATCGCCCCGGCGCGGCTTCAGAAAGAACTCGGGACCGAGGCCCTGCTGGTGATGGTGTCCAGCGACACGCTGAAGACCAAGCTGGAAAAGCACGGCGACGGCGAGCGCGGGCTGAAGGCGGCGGACCTCGGCCGGCTCCAGGCGATCCTCGATGATGGCCAACTGGTCGAGCGCACCGGCGCGAACGCGGTCTATGCGATGGAGATGGACGGCGGCTGGTATCAGGCCGTGGTCAAGACCTCGGCGAAGGGCGAGCTGATCCTCGCGTCGCTGTTCCCGATCGGCGCGCGAAAGGTGCGGCGGTTGGGGCTGAAAAAATAGGGAGGGCAGATCGGACGGAGGGTCGTTACATCCTCGCGGCGCAGGCGCCCGGAAACGGAATGGCTCGCCCGATCTGGGTCGAATATGGGGGTTTCGGCCGGCGAAGTCACCCCATCATAGAAAACGCGTCAGGAGCGTCGAAACGGATGGGGCCGGTCCAAGCGCGCCTGAACCGGCCCCAAGGGCGTCATTAGAGGCCTTAAACGCCCTTAGACGGTGGGCCGGCCATCATCTCCGCACCCAGCTTCAGGTTCTCGGCTTTGATCGCGGCTCTTCGCTCAAGGTGACGGGTAACCAGATCGAGCACAGGCCATTCGACGATGTCGAAGGCGCTGAGATTGTTCAGCTCGCGAACTTTCACCGCGAGCGCCCACGCATCGATTGAAAGTTGAGCCGCCGTGTCGGCTGCGATGGCGTGATACTCGTCCCCTTCCAGGACCATGAAATCGAACTTCAGGCCGTCGTAAAGCAGCTCTGTTCTGCGCCGAAACTGCGTGGCCTGGACCGCCATTTCCAAACCTAGAAGCTTCCAATCGACCAGATCGGGCCAAGCTCCAATCGGCTCTCCCGTCAGAACCCCTTCGCCGAACGGGTTCTCAGGCTGCACCGGCGTGACCCAAACCGTGTCGGAGAAGTTGGCCACGACATCGCGACACGCCAAAACATACCGCTCCAGGTGTTCAGCCAGGGCTAGTGCGGAAAGCCCGCGATCGCGTGTCTCGGCTTTGCGCTGCACCCGTCGCAGCCGCCAGGCCGCCAGTTCACCGCCGCCGATCTGCATCAATCCGCCCACCAGGACGCCGGCAAGGCCGATGCCCGCGACAAGCAGGGCGCTGGCGTCGGCCGGGCTAGCTCCAGAAGCGGCGACAGACATGGCGATCTCCAGGGACGGGACGAAAAAGCCCGTCCTGCTGATCAGCGGGACGGGCGCACATTCAAGAGATTTCCATGGAAGAGTCGAGCGGATTAGATCATGGGGGGCCTCCGGGTTTCCCGTTGGGCGTCTTCGCCGAGAACCCTGACCCTGCCATCCTGCTGAAATCGACGTGACCCCGAAAACCTTCGGGGTGTGGTGACGCCGTCCGCGCCCCGATCATGGCGTCATGAACACGGCTTCGGCAACAACAAACAAACAGACCGGCGCGACGATCGCAACGCCGATCCAGTCCATCGCCCTTAATGAGGCGGGCGCGGCCCCCGAGTGGATCGAACTGATCCCGGCCGGCTTCGACGTCCAGGGCCGTGACGGCCGCGCCTGGATCAACCCCGATCCACAAGGCGTTGTCACCGCCACCGCCGGCCGGTCTCTGCCGCTGCCCCTGGATTGGGAACACGCCACCGAAACGCGCGCCCCCCAGGGCCTCGACGCCCCGGCCGCTGGCTGGATCGAGGAAGTCGCCGTGCGCGAGGGCGGCTCGATCTGGGGCCGGGTGGACTGGACCCTGCGCGGGCGGACGATGGTTGAGGGCAAACCCCCCGAATACCGCTTCGTCAGCCCTGTCTTTTCCTACGACCAGATCACCGGCGTGATCCGCCGCCTGATCAGCGTGGGCCTGACCAACACCCCGAACCTCGTCCTGACTGCCCTCAACCGCGAAGGCGCGACGGACATCACCCGCGAGCAGGAGAAACCCTTGAGCATCGCAACCCAACTGGCGGCAGTCCTCGGACTGTCAGCCGGCGCCACTGACGACCAGATCGTCAACGCCGTGACGGAGGCGAAAGCCGCCAACCGATCGGTGGACCTGACCAACTATGCGCCGCGTAGCGAGCTGACGACGGCGATCAACCGGGCCGAAAAGGCCGAGGCCGATCTGAAGGCCAAGGCCGACGAAGATCACGCCAAGGCCATCGACGCCGCCCTCGCCGCCGCCCAGGACGCGGGCAAGATCATCCCCGCCTCGGTGGATGACTACCGCGCCATGTGCAGCGTCGAGGGTGGGCTGGAGCGGTTCACCAACCTGGTGAAGACCATGCCGGTCATCGCCGGGGCCGCCGAAAGCCGCGCCTCGAACAAGGCCGAGAACGCCGACACCGGCTCGGGCTTGACCGATGAAGAGCGGGCGGTCTGCCGCGCGCTCGGTCAGGACGAGGCGACCTTCAAGTCCACCCAGAAGAAGGCCAACTGACCATGGCGCTCACCCAAGGCCGCAAGGTCCAGGAACGCGGCGGCAAGCAGCACGGTCACCCCGTCGCCGCCAATGCCGTCATTCATGCGGGGGCGCTGGTCGTACTCGCTGCCGGCTGGGCCGCCCCCGGTCGCACCGGCGCTGGCGCAGACAATGCCGCCAAGGCCGCCGACGCCGCCACCCTTCAGGTCGTGGGCGTCGCCGAGGAAGCCGCCACTGGTGGCCCCGCTAACGGCGACGTGCGGGTCAGGACGCGGGCGGGGTGCTTCCTGTTCGACAACCTGTCCACCGACGCCGTGACCCGCGCGGACATCGGCAAGGCCTGCTTCCTCGTCGACGACGAGACGGTGGCCAAGACCTCCCCCAACAACACCCGAGCGCGAGCCGGGATCGTCGATGACCTCGAAGACACGGGCGTTTGGGTCCGTGTCGGCGCCGGTCGCTAGGAGCTGACGACATGATCGTAACCGCAGCCGCAATCGCGGCCCTGAACACCGGGTTCAAGAACAACTTCAACGAGGGCCTGACCGGCATCAAGCCGGTCTGGGACAAGGTCGCCACCCTTGTTCCGTCCAGCCGCTCTTCGAACACCTATGGCTGGCTGGGCGCCTGGCCCGGCCTGCGCGAGTGGATCGGCGATCGGGTGGTCAAGTCGCTGTCGGAAAGCAGCTACCAGATCACGAACAAGGATTACGAAAGCACGGTGGGCGTCCCCCGCAATGCGATCGAGGACGACGAGTTCGGCATCTACGGCCCGATGATGGCCAGCATGGCCCAGGTCGCGGCCGAGCATCCCGACACCCTGGTCTTCGGCCTGCTGAAGAACGGCTTCACCACGCCCTGCTATGACGGTCAGAACTTCTTCGACGACGAACACCCGGTCGGAGACACGAAGGTCTCCAACATGCAGGCCGGCGTCGGCGAGGGCTGGTATCTGCTGGACACCCGTCGTCCGCTGAAGCCGCTGATCTTCCAGCAGCGCAAAAAGCCCGAGTTTGTGGCCATGACGGCCTTGACCGACGAGGTCGTCTTCACCGCCAAGGAGTTCCGCTACGGCGTGGACACCCGCTGCAACGCCGGCTTCGGCTTCTGGCAACTCGCCTTCGGTTCCAGGGCCGAGCTGACCGCCGAGAACTACGAGGCGGCCTTCGAAGCCATGACCTCGCAGCGCAACGAGGAAGGCGGCGTCCTGAACGTGCGTCCGACCATCATCGTCGTGGGTCCGGGCAACCGCGCCCGCGCCAAGAAGCTGTTCGACACCATGCTGGTCGGCGGCGGCGACACCAACACCCTCTACAAGGATGTTGAGATCGTCGAAGCCCCGTGGGTGGGCTGATTATGAGGGACACCGCCAACCTCAAAACCCGGCTGATGATCGGCCTGATGTCGTCGCGGGCGCCCTATACCCGCGCCGGCATCGACTTCGCATCCAACCGCGAAGCCGTCCTGGTCGAGCAAGGCTCGCTCGACGCCACGCGCATCCTGCGCCTGGTGGATGACGTGGCGATCAGCTTCCGCCTGGTCGATCCGGTGACGGGCGTCTTCGCCGACGTGCCGCGTGACCTGATCGGCGTGACCGATGAAGAGCCGGAAAAGGTCGGTCAGTTCGACGCCATCGTCGCCGAGCTGCTGGACCGCGTCGAAGCGGCCGAGAAGGCCCAGGCGGCGGCCGAAAAGGCGGCCGAGGCCGAGGCCAAGAAGGCCGCCAAGGCTGCGGCTGATCAGGCCAAGGCCGACAAGGCCGCCCAGACCGAGGGCGCGGCCTGATGTATGCGGCGCGCGCGGACATGGTCGAGGCCTTCGGCTCCGACAACGTCGATCGTCTTTCGATCCGTCCCGGCGACGAGGATGGATCGGAGGCGGTGACGCGCGCGCTGACCTATGCGGACGGGCTGATCGATGCGGCCTTGTCCGTGCGGTTCAGCCTGCCGCTGCCGGCCGTGCCGATGATCCTGACCGCCATCGCCTGTGATCTGGCGATGGCGCGTCTGGCCTCGGCCGACGCGGCCCAGCTCACCGACGATCTGAAGCACCGCGAGAAACAAGCCCGCGCCGATCTGCGCGCCATCTCCGAAGGTCAGATGAACCTCGGCCTGCCGAGCGTCCACCAGGGCGAGCGGCCCCAACCCATCGTCGCCTCGACAGGCGGCAAACTGTTCACGCGCGACCGCCTGAGGGGGTTCTAATGGCGGTCCACGTCACGACCGAGCTGGACGGCCTTCAGCCGATCCTCGCCATGCTGAACGGGCTGGGTCAGCCGCGCCGGCTGGCGCAGGGCCTGGCCAACATCGGCGGCCTGATCGAGAACCAGACCAAGGATCGGATCACCGAGGGCGGCCCGTCGCCGGATGGCGAGGCCTGGGCGCCCTGGTCCGAATCCTACGCCGCGACCCGCAAGAAGGGTCAAACCCTTCTGGTCGCCACCGGTGCCTATCGCGATAGCTATGCCTGGGACTTGACCGGCGACGCGCTGCGCGTCGGGTCGAACATGGTCCAGGCCGCTATCCTCAACTTCGGTGGGACCGACAACATGGCGCCGGGGCCGGCCGCCATCCCGGCCCGCCAACACCTGGGCCTGTCGGACGCCAACGTCGTCGAGATCGAGGACGCCATGGGCGACTGGATCGAGGGGCTGACGGCATGAGCCAGCTCATTCAACTGCGCGATGCTGTCGTGGACGCCATCAAGGCGGCGCTGCCGACCTTCGGCGTCGAGGGCCACCTGGGCCGGTTCAGCGCGGCCGACCTGAAGACCTTCCTGACCTTCGCCCCGGCCGTCCGCGTCGCGGTGCTGGGTCTGCGCGATCCCGCTGCTGCCGGTCTGACGGGCGAAGACCTGGATGCAACCGCTGTCCTGGGCATCTACGTCGTCACCAAGGACGGCGTGGGCAAGCTGACCCGCGACACGGCGGCCCTAGCGGCGGTGGAACGCATCCTGCGCCTGGCCATCGGTGCGCGCTGGGGCCTGGCCTTCGCCCTGCCGGCGCAACCGGGCGGCGCCCAGAACTTGTTCAGCGGTGAAACCCTCGCGGCCGGCCGCGCCCTGTGGTCGATCGAGATCAATCAGCCCGTCGCCCTGGACGGCGAGGCGAACGCCGAACCGCCCCCCGGCTTCCTAAAGGAACTCTACGTCGGCGTGGCGCCCAAGGTCGGCGCGGCGCATGAGGCCGACTACCTCGGACCGATCGTCGGCGGCCCCATCGACAACGAGGTCGGTCATGACTGACGGCTTCGCCCAGGCCGACAACGCCAACCGCCTGGCCAGCCTGATCCGCTTTGGTCAGGTCGCGTCGTTCGACCTCGCGTCCACCCCTTCGACGGTGCGCGTCGAGTTCGAAGACGGCTGGGTCTCCGACGACTTGCCGCTGTTCCAGATCGCAGCCGGCCGGGTGAAGTCCTGGTCCGCGCCGATCGTCGGTGAACAGGTGCTGGTCTTCTCGCCGGGCGGCGAGCTGGGCGCCGGCATCGCTCTGCGCGGCCTGCCGTTCGCCGACTTCGCCGAACCGGCGTCGGAAGAGCTGCTGACCGTGCTGGCGAGCTGGCCCGATGGCGCGACCGACCTTTACGACGAAGAGACCAAGACCCGCGCCATCTCGATCCCGGCTGGCGGCGCCCTGACGCTCGATGTCGGCCCTCTCTCGATTCATATCCGCGACGGCGGCATCACCCTGACCGCTGCCGGCAAGCCGATCACCCTGACGGGATCGCCCATCGTCCTGGACGGCCCCGTCGCCCTGGGCGGATCGGGCGGCGCGGCTGTCGCCCGTGTCGGCGACGCCGTGGTCAGCGGCAAGATCGCGGCCGGGTCGAGCAAGGTGACGGCGGCATGACCCTGCGCCTGCTGGAAGATTTCAAGGGCGTCGATCCTGTCACCGGGGCCACGGTCTCGGGCGACGATCACCTGCGCCTGTCCTTGCGCACCATCCTGACCACCCTGATCGGGTCGTGCGTCATGGATCGCGACTTCGGATCGCGGGTTCCGGCGCTGCTGGACGCACCCATAGGGCCGGCCGTCATCGCCGACCTGGTCGCCGCGACGGCCGAGGCGATCTACCGCTGGGAACCCCGCGTCGTGCTGAAGCGCGTCCTGGTCGCATCGGCAGCAGCCGGCCGCCTGTCCCTTGATCTGCTGGTCGAGATCAAGGGCCGTGTCGTCATGCTGGAAGGGGTGATCTGATGGCCGGTCGCAGCACCATCGACCTGTCGCGCCTGCCTCTGCCCGACGCCCTGGCTCCGCTCGACTTCGAAGCCATGTGGGACGAGATCGTCGCCGACATCCTCGCCGTCGCCCCCGACGCGGCCCCGGCGCTGGCGCTCAAGAGCGAGATGATCGTTCGCGCCGGCCGCGCCTTCGCCTTCCGCCTGATGCTGAAGGTCAACGAGATCAATGCCGGCGTCCGCGCCGTCATGCCCGCCCTGGCCACCGGCGCGGACCTGGACGGCTTGGGCCTGATCGTCGGCATCCAGCGCCTGGTCATCGATCCGGGCAACCCGGCCGAGGGCGTGGCCCCGACCTATGAGAGCGACGACGCCTTCCGTCAGCGCTTCATCCTGGCGCCAGAAGGCTATTCGGTCGCCGGCCCGGCCGGGGCCTATGAGTTCCACGCCCTGTCGGCCTCGGGCCAGGTGCTGGACGCCAGCGCCGTCAGCCCGACGCCGGGCGTGGTGGTGGTCACGGTGCTGGCGCGCACGGGCGACGGCACGGCCGCGCCCGCCCTGCTGGCCACGGTCGAAGGCGTCGTCAGCGCCGACACCGTCCGACCCTTGACCGACTTCGTCCAGGTCCAGTCCGCGACCATCAAGCCGTTCGCGATCCAGGCGACCATCCGCACCTATTCCGGCCCTGATCCGCTGGTGGTGATGGCGGCGGCCGACAAGGCGGTGAAGGCCTATGTCGCCGAGGCGCACCGCCTGGGCCGCGACATCAACCTATCGGCCCTCTACGCCGCCCTGACGGTTCCGGGCGTCATGCGGGTGGACCTGGTCCAGCCGGCCGCCAACATCGTGTGCGACGAGACCGAGGCCGCCTTCTGCACGGGCGTCGCCCTGACCCATGGCGGTCTCGATGACTGAGACCCTGCTGCCGCCCAACGCAACCCGGCTTGAGCGCGCCCTTGAGAAGGCCTTGGCGACCCGTCTGGACGCCCTGCCGGTCCCCATCAAGGACACGTTGAACGCCGACGTGATCCCGGTCGCCTCGCTGCCCTGGCTTGGCTACAGCTTCGGCCTGCGCACCTGGAACGCCGACTGGCCCGAGATGGTCCGCCGATCGGTCGTCAGGAACGCGATCCCGACCGCGCGCCGCAAGGGGTCCGTCCAGTCCGTCCGCGATGTGGTCGAGGCCTTCGGCGGCTCGCTGGCCATCCGTGAATGGTGGCAGCTCACCCCCAAGGGACCGCCCTTCACCTTCTCCATCGTCCTGACCCTGAACGGTCAGTCGGGCGAGCCTGTCACGGCGCGCTTCGTGGAAGAGGTCGTCGCCGAGATCGACCGCGCCAAGCCGGCGCGCGCCCACTTCACCTTCACCCAGGGCCTGTCGCTCGCGGGCGGCATCGCCGTCCAGGGCGCGCTTCGTCCCGTCGTGATCCGCCGCATGGAATTCGAAGCCGCCTGATGTCAGCCCTCCCGATCATCATCACCACGGCCGGCCTGAACGCCCTGCCCAACGCCCAGAACACGGGCGTGTCCAACGTCGTGATCGCCAGCTTGGGCGTCAGCCCGACCCAGATCGCGGCGACGGCGGCGACCAACGTCATCCCTGGCGAGGTCAAGCGCATCGCCGGCGTCTCGGGCCAGGTGGTCGCCGACGATCAGATCTACGTCTCGGCCGCCGACCAGACCGAGGACACCTATGTCGTCCGCACGATCGGTCTGTATCTCGACACCGGCGTCCTGTTCGCCGTCTATAGCCAGGCCGCTCCGCTGCTGGAGAAGGCCGGCCCGGCGATGGCCGTGCTGGAAGCCGCGATCAAGCTGTCGTCGCCCCAGGCCAACGCCATCGAGTTCAGCGGCGGCGGCTGGTTGAACCCTCAGGCGTCCGAGACCGTCCAAGGCGTCCTCAGGCTGGCGACCGAGGCCGAGGCAAGGGCCGGGACCAACACGACCCGCGCCGTCACGCCTAAAGGGCTCAAGGCCGCCATCGACGACTTCGGTGGCTGGGTTCAAGGCCAGATCACTTCCATCTATCAGGCGCTCGCGGGCAAAGCCGCCGTTGGTCACACCCACGTCATGGCCAACATCGACGGGCTGGTGGCGGCGCTGAACGCCAAGGCCGCCGCTGCTCACACCCACGTCATGGGCGACATCACCGGCTTGGTCGATGCGCTGAACGGCAAGGCGGCGTCGATCCACACCCACGCCATGTCGTCGATCGACGGCCTAACCCAGGCGCTCGCCGGAAAGGCGGCTGCTGCGCACACCCACGTCATGGGCGAAATCAACGGCCTGACGGAAGCTCTGGCTGGCAAGGCGGCGGCTGCGCACACCCACGTCATGAGCGAGATCACCGGCCTGGTCGCGGCGTTGAACGCTAAGGCGAGCCTGGGGGCCGCCGTCCGGTTTGACCGTGTCTTTTTCGGCCTGGCGAACGCGCTGGTCTACGCGGACGGCGACCGTCTCATCTTTCGAGCTGGTGCAGCTGGGGCCGAACGATATTTCGGCTGCAACACAGACGGCAGCTTCGAGGTCTACAACGGGATCATCAAGTCGACGAACGGGCCGGTTTGGGACCCTGGGAACTTCACGCCATCAACCAAGGCCACCCTCGGCGATAGCGTTACATTCGCCGATGTCCGGGCATTCAGGGGGAACGGCACGGGTGTCGTCTATCTGGGTGATCTGCTCCACTACCTGTTCTTTGATGGCGCGAACTACAACCTTCCGGCCGCGCCGCTGATCGTGAACGGCGGCGTCGTCTGGACCTCTGCGACATTCAATCCCGCGACCAAAGTCAACAAGGCTGGAGACGTTCTGACAGGGCCGTTGACCATGCCAGAGGTTCGCCTCAAGGCGGCCGGTACTGGCAGCGGAAGCACCTACGCTGCGCTCATCTCGAAATACTACGGAGACGACAACTATGGCGTCGGCTTTGTCGGCTGGAAGGGCGCAAGCGGCTACTCCGAGGTAGGGTCGATTGATCATCTTGGACGAGCCTGGTTCAACGGGTTTCGGGTCTGGACAGCTGAAAACCTGAACCCCGCCAGTCAGGCTGATGCGGCAGCGGGTGTGGCCGCCGACCGATTCATCACCCCGGCCGCACTGTGGTCGTTCGCCCGCAATCTCGGCTCGCCGGGTTACGCTGTCATTCCTGGGACCGGCCTGCTGCTTCAGTGGGGCATCTCCGTTGGGAGCATCCCCGAGGGCGAAACCCACGCCGTATTGCCCGTCGCGTTCGGTGGCGGCTGCCTGATCGCCCTGGCCAACCCTCGCAACCCCGGCCGGAACATCAACTCCGACTTCTACATGCAGGTGGTCGGCCATTTTGCAGATCGGATCGCCTTCTTCGCCAACCGCGCCAACGGCTCGGCCGGCAACGTCGATGGCTTCGAATGGATCGCCCTCGGCCGCGTCAGCGGCGGCACGCCAGACCCTGCCTATTCGAGCGGCGGAACTGGCGGCGGCGGTGGCGGCGGCGGCGGCGGACAGATCGAGGTTTAGGGAACCATCATGACCATTTTCTACAGCCCATCGACGGGCGCTTTCTATGACGACGCGTTCTGGGACGCGCCTCTGCCGGCAGACGCCGCCGAGGTGACGCCCGAGCGTCATGCCGAGCTGCTGGAAGCCACCACCACGGGCCAGATCGTCCAGATGGGCGAAGATGGCCAGCCGGTGGCGGTCGATGCGCCGGCGCCACCGCCAGAGACTCTGGCGGTGCTGGCCCGCCGTCGCCGCGACGCTGAGATCATCGCCGTGCGCTGGCTGGTCGATCGCCACCGCGACGAGCAAGCCCTCGACGCCCCCACGACCCTGTCGGCCGAGGGCTATCGCGCGGTGCTGCTGCACATCCAGGCGCTTCGCGACGTGCCTGCCCAATCCGGGTTTCCGGCCGACATCGCCTGGCCCGTTCTGCCCACCGAGACCCAAACCCCTGGAGAAGACCCCCAATGACTGACGCCTATCTGCACGGTGTCGAAGTCGTCGAGCTGGCGACCGCGAACCGTTCGATCACCACGCCGTCCACCGCCGTCATCGGCCTAGTCGGCACCGCGCCCTTCGCCGATCCGGTCGCTTTCCCGCTGGATCGCCCCGTCCTGGTCACCAGCGCGACCCAGGCGGCCGGCCTGACCAAGACGATGCCGGCGAACTCTGCCCTGGACGCGGAAGGCACCCTGCCGCTCGCCATCCAGGCCATTTACGACCAGACCCGGACGCCCATCGTGGTCGTGCGGGTGGCGGACGATGCCGACGCCGCCGATCAACAAGTCCTGGTCGTCGGGACCGCCGCCACCAAGACGGGCGTCTATGCCCTGCTGGCGGGCAAGTCCGAGACGGGCATGACGCCCAAAATCCTGATCGCCACGGGCTTCACCCACCAGCAGACTGGCGGCGCGGCGAACCCCGTCGTCATGGCGCTGAAGGGCATCGCCGGGAAGCTGCGCGCCTGTGTCGTCACAGACGGGCCTAGCGACACCGACGCCCATGCCGTGTCCAAGGCCGCCCTGGAAGCCGGCGAACGGATCTACCCCGTCGATCCGACCGTGGGCGTCCTGGCGCGAACCGGCGCCATCGTCCAGCGTCCGGCCTCGGCCCATGTCGCGGGCGTCATCGCCCTGTCCGACCAGGAGCGCGGCTTCTGGTGGTCGCCATCCAACCGCACCCTGAACGGGGTGGTCTCGATCGGCCGCCCGATCGAGTTCAGCCGGTCGGACGCCACTGCCAGCTCCAACATCCTGAACGCGGCCGGGGTGGCGGTGATCGTCAACGACGACGGCTTCCGCCTGGTCGGCAACCGAACGCCGCCCAACGAGGGCGAATACGAGTTCCTGTCCCAGCGTCGTTGCATGGACATGGTCTTCGACGCGATCGAGGGATCGTTCCGCTGGGCGCAGGACCGGCCCTTCAGCGCCAACCTGCTGGAAGACATCGCGGGCGAGCTGGAAGCCTATCAGCGCACCCTTAAGGCGCGCGGCGCCCAGCTCGGCGGCCGCGTCTGGATCGACCCCGAGCTGAACACCGAGGCGACGTTCCGGTCGGGCCGTCTCTACGTGAACCTGGATGGCGAGGCGCCCGCCCCGCTGGACCGCCTGACCTTCCTGTTCCAGCGCGAGACCGGCTACTACGCCGAACTGGTCTCCAGCGCTGGCGCGCAAGCCGCTTAAGGAGACCTGACCCATGCGAGCACTACCCCGGTCCATCAAGGGCTATACCGCCTTCATCGACGGCTTCGGCATGATCGGCCTGACCACGGGCGGCAAGCTGCCCCCGATCAAAGCCAAGACCGAAGCCTATCGCGACGGCGGCATGGATGGTGAGGATGAGCTGGAATTCGGCATCGAGAAGCTGGAAGCCGAGCTGACCTTCGCCGAGATGAACGAACGCGTCCTGGGAACGGTCCTGAGCCGAAACACGCCCATCACCCTGCGCGGGTCGATGGAGGGCGAAGGCGGCGTCGGCGCCATCCCCGTCATCGGCCAGTTCCGAGGCCTGGTCACTAGCGCCGATCCCGGCGAGTGGGGCGATCCCAAGAAGGGCGAGGTCAAGCTGGCCCTGACGCCCAACTACTACCGCCTGCGCATCGGCAGCGCGGAAATCTACGAAATCGACCTGTTGAACGGCATTCGCCGCATCAACGGCATTGACCAGTTGGCGGCGCGTCGCGCGGCCCTGGGCGTCTAAGGAGGGCGTGATGATTGATCCGAACAAGACCTTCGACCTGAAAGCGCCGTTCGAGCATGAGGGCGAGACCTATTCCCAGGTCCGTCTTCGTCGGCCGAAAGGCCGCGAGCTTCGCGAGATGCGCAACGCGGCCGGTCGCCCTAACGCGGCAGCGGGCGACATCTACTTCAAAGCCTACGCGACTCTCTCTGAGCTGCCGGAAGCTGTCTTCGACGAGATGGATGGCGTTGACGTTCGCCAGATCGAGGCTTGGCTGGATAGTCTTCTGGGAAACTGACGGCCGACCGGGTGGAGGCGATGCAGGAAGTCATCGCCTTCGCCTACGGTTGGACCCCTGACGTTCTCGACGATCTCACCTTGGACCAGATGGAAGTCTGGCAGGCGCGCGCCAAGGAACGGATCGACTTCATGGGCCGCGCCCGTTGCCCCCTCATTGGATAGACCGTGAAGAACCTCGTCGCCGCCCTTACTCTGCGCTTCATGGACCGCCTGTCGGGACCGTCCAGGGGCGCGGTGCGCGCGGTCGGCATGATCGAGCGGGGACAGAAGATGGCCGCCGCCGCCTCGTCCCAATGGTCCAAGGGGCTGGACCAGCTCGACAGCCGTTTGAACCGCCTGGCGTCCGCCTCGCTGGTGACCGATGGCCTCGGCCGGGCCGGCGAAGCGATGATGCGTCCGCTGAAGGCTGGTGTCGTCGCTTCGGCCGAGTTCAATCGCGGCATGACTGGCATCGGCATCACCGCCCAGCTCACTGACGCCAAACTGGCCCCGCTGCGCGCCACTATCTTCTCAACCGCCAACGAGATCGGCGCCCTGCCATCGACCGTCCAGGCGACCTTCGGCGCGGTTCTCGCAGAAGGCGTCTATAAGACCGAGAGCGAGCTGGCCCGCGCCGGCGTCGCCATGGCGAAGTTTCAACGCCTTCAGGCTGTCATGGGCGAGCCGCTTTCCGATGCCGAGGCTGGGTCGTTCTCGGCCGCCATGGGCTCCAGCCTGAAGCTGCGCGCGGACCAGCTCGATCAGGCGAACGCCATGGTCAATCGGTCGGCGCAGCAGGGCGGTGTCAGCGGCGCCACCCTGGCCAAGTTTTTGCCCAGCCAAACGGGCGCGCTGGTCGGCCTGAACTTCGCCAACGAAAAGGGCCTCGCCGATCTGCTGACCGCAAACCAACTGGCGAAGCGCCTTGCCGGGTCGAACGACCAGGCCGCCAACAACATCTCCAACCTCATGTCGAAGCTGGCCAGCGCCGAGGTTCTGCGGAACTTCTCGAAGATCGGCATCGATATGGAAAAGGAGATCAAGGCGGGGGTGTTGCGTGGCGTCTCGCCGCTACAAACCGTAGCTGAAATCACGGGCCGCCAGACGAAAGCCGATCAGTTCAGGATCGGAGAGCTGTTCGGCGATCAGCAGGCCAAGGATGGTCTGATGGCGCTGGTTCAGAACCTGGACGAGTTCAAGGCTATGAGCCGTGAGCTTCAGTCTGGCGATGTGCTGAAGGGCTATTTCGCGGACCTGGACCGCGCGCTGCAAGGGCCGGCCGCTTCGTTCGATCGCTACAAGTCCGGCATCGCCATCGCCGGCATTGCCACCGGCACGATCCTGGCGCCGGCCGTGGGGACAGCCGCCATGCTGCTGAGCAAGGTCGCAAACTGGATGACCAAGGCAAGCGAGAGCGGGTCATGGCTGGCGAAGGCCGCTGTCTGGGCCTTCGCCGGCATGGCGGGACTGGCGGTCGGAGCGGGGATGGTCGGTCACGCCGTCGTCGGCGTCCTCGGCCCGCTTTTCATCATGAAGACGCTGTTGGGGCCGTCCGGCCTCGGTGGGGCGGCGGTGAAAGGCATGATGGGTAATGTGATCGCCGGGTTCGGTCGGATGCGCATGGCGGCCATCGCCTTCAACCTGTCCATGCTGGCCAACCCCGTCGTCCTGGGCGTCGTGGCGGCCGTCGCGGCCGTGGCCCTGATCGCCGTCGTGGTTCGCAAATATTGGCAGCCCATCAAGGCCTTCTTCGGCGGCGTCGGTCAGGCCCTGGGCGAGGCGTTCGGCCCGGCGCTGACCGCCATCGGCGGTGCGCTGCGTCCGCTGAAGCCGCTGTGGGATGCCGTTGCCGGGGCGGTGGGCGGCTTCTTCGGCTGGATCGGCCGTCTGATGCAGCCCATGCAGGCGACCAAGGGCCAGTTGGACGGAGCGTCGAACGCTGGGCGCAACTTCGGCCGGATGCTGGTTCTCGCCTTCAACCTGTCGCCGATCGGCATCTTTGCGCGCGGCATCATGACTGCGTTCCGCTTCATCCAGGGCGCCATGAACTGGCGGCCGATGGAGACGCTGCGCCAAGCCTGGTCGGGCGTGGCGGGCTTCTTTGGCGGCTTGGCTGCCCGGTTCAACGGGTTCGGTCGAATGATCATGCAAGGCCTGGTCGCGGGTGTCAGGGCCATGCTGGGCGAAGTCGCCAGCGCCGTCATCGGCGTGGCCAACGGGGCGGTGGCACGGTTCAAGGGCGTCCTGGGCATCAAGTCCCCCAGCCGGGTCTTCGCGGCCCTCGGCGGCTATACGATGGAGGGCCTGACGATGGGCCTGACGCGTGGCGGCCGGTCGGCTATCGGTCAGGTCGCGGCGGTCGGCGGCGCCCTGGTGGCGGCCATGCCGGGCGCCACGGCCGGCCCGGCCGGAAGCGCCATGCCGGCTGTGCTGGCCAGCCTGTCGGCCGCGCCCGCTGCGGCCTCGGCCGGCGCGCGTGGCGGGGCGTCGGGCGGCGTCCATATCGACCAGGTTCTGATTCAGGTCACGATGCCGGCCGGGGCCGATGCGACTCGTCAGGGCGGCATGGCGGGCCGGGCGGCGGCCGACAGCTTCCGGGCGCGCCTCTATGACGGATTGAACGGATGAGCGAAGTCCTGATGACCCTGGGCGACATCCGTTTTTCAGTGGCGGAAGGAGCCTATCGCTCGCTGAACCGCGAACTGGAGATCATGACGGCGAAGATCGCCCGCGCCGGTCGCCAGTCAGCCCGCCAGACCCTTGGCCTGGACGAGACCATCGACATCGAGGGCGTTTGCTATCCCGGTCAACGCCACGCCCGCGACCGGGTGGACAGCTTCCGAGAGGTCGCGCGCACCCAGAAGCCCCAGATGCTCACGGACGGCACCGGCAAGGTCTGGGGCCTGTTCGTGATCGAGGGCGTGAGCGAGCGCGGGTCGGAGCTGCTGTCCAACGGCGTCCCCCAGCGCCAGGACTTCCGCATCCGTCTGGGCGCCTACGGCGAGGACGCGGCATGACCAGGACGATGACCACCAGACAGGGCGATGTGGTCGATCAGATCGCCAAGCAGGTCTATGGCCGCACCACCGAGGCCACCGAGGCGCTGCTGAACGCCAATCCCCAGCTTGCCGGCCTGCCGCCGCGTCTGCCGGCCGGCGTCGTCGTCGTCCTGCCCGACCTGGCCACGGCCGAGACCAAGCCCACGGTGCGCCTGTGGGCCTGAAGTCGCTCCCGGACTTCCGTCTGACCCTTGGCGACGACGATCTGACGGCCGTGGTCCGCGACCGGCTGAAGACCCTGACCGTGACCGACAACAGCGGCGAGGAATCGGACACGCTGGAAATCGTCATCGACGATCGGGACAACGCCGTCGAAAGCCCGCCGCGCGGCCGGGTGCTGTCCGTGTCGATGGGCTATCGCGACGACGGCCTGTTCTACCTCGGCAAGTTCACCGTGGACGAGGTCGAGCCGGAAGGGCCGCCCGACATCATCACCATCCGCGCCAAGGCGGCCGACATGCGCGAGGGCTTGAAGGTCCAGCGCACCCGCGCCTTCCGCAACACCACCATCGGGGCCATCGTCTCCCGCATCGCCGACGAGAACGGCCTTCAGCCGGCCGTCGCAACCGAACTGGCCAGCCGTGTGGTCACCCACCGCGACCAGGCCAACGAAAGCGACCTGCACTTCCTAACCCGCCTCGGTCGCGAGCATGGGGCGGTGGCGGCGCCCAAGGATGGCAAGCTGGTCTTCGCCCCGACCGCCACGGGCCTGTCGGTCTCGGGCCAGGCCCTGACGGGCGTCACCCTGGATCGCGCCGATCTGACCCGCTGGCGCGCCGTCCAGGCCGACCGGGACGAACACGGCAAGGTCCGCGCCCGCTGGCGCGATACAGGCGCGGGCCGCACCAAGTTCGCCGAGGCCGGAAGCGGCGATCCGGTGAAGACCCTGCGCAACCTCTATCCCAACGAGGCGGCGGCGAAGGCGGCGGCCGAGGCCGAGCTGACCCGGCTGAAGGGCGCTGAGAACGGGGTGGAGCTGACGATGGACGGCCGGGCCGACATCGTCGCCCAGACCCCTATTACGGTCACCGGCCTGCGCGCCGAGCTGTCGGGCGCCTGGATCGTCGAAACCGCCGTCCACACCCAGGACTATGAGAGCAGCGGCTTCACCACCGTCCTGACCGGCCGTAGGAAGGCGTCGTAATCGACGCCTGAAGGTGTCATTACGGAGCCTTCAGGCGCGGCTAAGGGGACGTGACGATGCCATGTGAGTTCGCCTGCATTTCGTGGGAAGCCGCAGCGACCCTAATCACTGGCGGCGCGGCGGTGGGCGGCGCGATCTGGATCGGCCTTCGCCAGGTAGGCATCGGCAACCGTCAGGCTGAGATCGTGGAGAAACAGGTGGAGGTCCAGGCCGGTCAGTTGCGGCTGGAGGAGCTGAAGGCCCGCATGGCCCTCTTCGAAGAGCGAATGAAGGTCTATAGCGCGACCGAGCATTGGCTCATTCGCTTCGCCCAGGAGGGCAAAAAGCCCACTGGCGACGCCGAGCGAGAGTTCATGAACGCAATCGATCGGTCCCGCTTCCTGTTCGGCGACGACCTGCGCACCAAGCTCTTCGAATTTTGGACCCTTGGGAATGCTCACCACTACCACGAGGTCAGCTTCCCGATTGAAGGTGGGGACCATGCCGACAAGGCCCACGAGATCGCGCTGAAGCTGACGGAGGCGATGTCGGACTTACCCGCGATCTTCGGCCCCAAAATCGACCTGTCAGATGTGTCCTGACCGACCGCATTTTGCTCCAACTTCAAGTGTCCCGATTTCCAGAAACAAATGTCGCGCTACAGCCATGAGCCGCACGGCGGATCCGGCGGGGACCGCGCCAATGGTTTTGCGCGGCGCCGCGATTCCGACCGCCTGGCAGCCGTTGGGATCGAGGTAGGTGATCTCGACGCCAGTCAACGCGCCCGTGACGTCGCTGATCTTCGCGAGCATGGCGCCTCGCGTCCGTCGTCCCATCGCGTACACGGCGAGGGGAGCCGAAGGATGATCGCGAAGGTCCGTGAGATCATCACGCCAGGGCACGCCCCTGAGCCGCAAATGCAGGGCCGCCCTGCCCGCGGGAGTCGCTGCCTGACCGCCTTCCCAAAGACACTCCGCGGCCTCGATGCGCCGTCTGAGGTCGATATGGGGGACAGATGCAGCGCAGCCGCCGCCGCGCGGGCGCCGCTGTTCGTCGATGAGGCCCCGCTGTGTGAGATCGTCCAGGGCCGCCCGCCAGTCCGCCGCGCCGAACCCATGGGCAACCACGCGACCGTCGCTCAGGACCAGCGAGATCGACCGGTCAGCAGCGCTGTGGCCCGGCGCCGGCACGTTGGCGCGGGCGCCGTTCTGGTAAAGATCTCCGCCCAGGGCGGAAACGATGGCGCGCAGGCTCATCAGAACAGTCCCAGGGACCGGAAGCTGGCCGTGCCGTCGCGGCCGACGATGAGATGGTCATGCACCTGAATGTCGAAAACGCGGGCGGCTTCGACGACCTTGCGCGTCATCTCGATGTCAGCTCGAGACGGCTGGGGATCGCCGGAGGGATGATTGTGCACCAGAATGATCGCCGATGCAGAGAGCTCGAGAGCGCGGCGCACTACTTCGCGCGGGTAAACGGGCGCATGATCCACGGTTCCGAACCCCACAAGTTCCTCGCGTAGAAGCTGATTTCTTTTGTCCAGAAACAGGGCTCGAAACTGTTCGCGGGGCTCTTCGACAAGAGAGACCCGAACGTAAGCCAGCAAGGCCGACCATGATGACACCACGGGACGGCTTTCGGCCTCGGAGCGGGCAAGGCGTTCGCAGAGCAGCCGAAGCAGTTTCAGGTCCGCCACTACGATCGCATCGACGCCCTCCACCCGCGCCAGTTCAGCATCATCGGCGGCCGCGATGGCGGCCAGGCTCCCGAAGCGCCGAAACAATTGGCTGGAAACACCATGCGAGTGCGACGACATCTGTCTGCGCGCCAGCATGACGGCCAAGAGGGCTTTGTCGTCGAGCCGGGCGCATTGGCCGATGGCTGAATCGGGCCAGTCGTCCGCTTCGGGTCGTGTCTGGGCGTGGGATATCAT